AAGATTGTGTCAACTAGATTTCCAACTGCAGTTGCAGCAGATGAAGATCCAGTTCAGGATCTCCTGATTGTGGATCTAGAAACCTTGCAACGTGATCCTGCGCAGTTTAAGCATCAGGTTAAAGTCGTCGAGCCATATCCCAACATTAAACTCAAAGGCACACCAGCGCAGCGCGGAGAGCAGTTTATTGATCATGTCAAAGACAATCTTATTTTCCTACATGATCAGGTTCCTGAAGCAACCAGGATGCGCTCCAAGCTTTGGTATGACGGTGCAAACAAGATAGCAAAAGACTTTGGGACTAAGTATGAGCGTCCGCCGGAACAAGTTGCAGGAGTATTTGCAGTTTTATCTCCGCAAATGGATTGGTTTAAAAATGTAAGTCTTGGCGAAAGAGTTATTGAGATTGTTGTCAACCGTGCAGATGAGCGTTGGAACGATGCCATGGAAGCAACGGCGCAACGAATCTATGGTCAACCTAAATATGCAAAAAATTTGGAAGCAATAAGAGGTAAGACTCTTAACGAGCTGGAAGACCCAATTGACAAAGCTATTTGGCTACGGACCTATGACGAGACGTTTTTACCTCGCGAGCATCGTGTTGTAACTCCTGAAGGTGAATTTGCTGATGTGCGAATGACAGACAAGGGCGAAAACGCAAAAACTGGTTGGGGATCTAATCGTGAAATTGCAAAGGCTATCTCTGTAATGGAAGACGGTAGCATGGCAAACATAACCGTGCAGCTTGGAGGTCAGCACAAGGTCCGTAACTTTTACAACAATATTATTGACCCAAAAAGCGCCGATGGTCATGTAACCATTGACACGCACGCCGTAGCAGCAGGCCTTTTCAGGCCATTGTCAGGCAAATCGACAGAAGTATCGCACAATCTAGCAACCTCTGTCCCTGGAACATTGAATCCTAAAAATTCGTCAGTCACAGGCGTCAAAGGAACATATCCACTTTTTGCAGAAGCTTATAGACGCGCAGCAGCAGAACGTGGTATATTACCGCGTGAAATGCAGTCTATTACTTGGGAAGCAATTAGAGGCTTATACCCATCAGGCTATAAAAATGCTGCGAACCAAAAATTTATAGACGACATTTGGCAAAAGCATAAAAAAGGCAAAATAACTATAGACGAAGCACGCCAGCAAGCAATTGATCATGCCGGAGGAATCGATGCGCCAGAATGGGAACAGTGAAGACGATATTGTAATCCAATCGATGCGCAAAAAAGGCATCAAGATTACACGAGAAAACTATCTGGATTATATTTTTCCAGACGGTGTTCCAGAAGATTATGGCGCAGAACTAGAGGCAGAAATGCCGGAACAGTTAAGAGAAAAATGATCAGGCCGAGCATTGATCAAATCAAGGACTTGACAGATTTTTTCAAGTCCAACAAAGTAAAGTCATTCAAAGGTCTAGGGATTGAACTAGAATTTGACACTGCAGACTACACTTCCATGATTCCAGAGACGAAACAGGAATCCGCGATAACTGAAGAGCAAATGAGATTTTTCTCTTCAGATCCGGATGTACTGGCACGAGGCTGACACTCCACAAATTTGCGATCATGTTGTCGACATAGTCGGCAAGTTGGAGCAGGATCACCAGGAACGGTGTGATGCGAATCTTGATTTCATGCGCATGTATGGAAACAGGAATTACGCGCAGCTCGGCACTTCCTCATCTTTATTCAAAGGATCTTCTGCAGGATTGAGGCGAGATCCTTCTGCAATGCGGCTCAATGTCGCACAGTCCCAAGTCGACACCATCACCTCAAAAATCGGGCGTAATAAGCCAAGGCCGCTGTATTTGACACGGCAGGGCGATTATATGCTGCGCCGCAAGGCAAAGAAACTTGGTGATTCCATGGAGGGACTCTTCATGGAGCTGAAGCTTTACGACATCATGCCTCGCGTCTTTGCAGATGCCTGCATTATGGATCTTGGTGTTTTGAAGATTTTCCGGTCAGGCGACTCTCTTAAAGTCGAGCGGTGTTTCACTAATCACCTTTTCTGGGATTTAGACGAAGCACTGTATGCAGAACCACGCAGCCTTTTCCAGAAAATGGAAACACACAAATCTGCACTGCTGTACCAATTTCCAGAAAAAGCACAGGCCATCGAACAAGCCACCTTGGACACAAGCTACGGTCCTGAAACCGAGGACGAGCAGCAGATGGTCACCTGTCTAGAGGCATGGCATCTTCCAACTGCACCAGATGCAAAAGACGGCAGACATGTCATCTGCATTGATGGCGCAACACTGCTGGACGAAGAATGGACCTATGACCGCTTTCCGTTTGTCTTCCTGCGCTGGTCAGATCCGGTGCTTGGATTTTCCGGAGTTTCACTGGTCGAGCAGCTTGAACCGGTACAGCGTGAAATCAATAGCCTATTAATCCGCATTCAGCAATCTATGGCGCTGATGTCGAGTCCGTACTTTTTTGTGCCAATCGGAAGCAAGGTTTCACCCAATCATTTACGAAATGCACCAGGAACCATCCTGATGTATGCAGGCCAGCAGCCGCCGGTCGCATATGTTCCTCAAGCAATGTCTGGAGAAGTATACAACCATTTGGATCGTTTACTTCAAAGGGCTTACGAGATCAGTGGGATCTCAGAACTCTCAGCAACTGGTAGGAAACCCAGCGGCCTTGATTCAGGCGTTGCCTTGAGGATCTACACTGATTTGGAAACTGAGCGGCACATGCTGACAGCACAACGCTACGAGCAGGCCTTTATGGATGCAGCCTCTTGGTACATGGATCTTGCCGAGGAGATTGTCGAGGACTCCGGTTCCTACACCGTCAGATCGATGCGGAAGAAAGGTTTCGACGTTTCCGACTTCAAGGATGTCCGCATGGCGCAAGAGGACTACGAACTCCAGGCATTCCCGATTTCACTACTTCCAAGCACACCGGCAGGACGAATCCAGACCGTGCAGGAACTGATCAACATGGGAGTGATTGATAGCAAAGAGCAGATCACCAAGCTTCTAGACTATCCGGATCTGGCCTCGGTCACACACTGGATGGAAGCAGCCGAGAACGACATTGAGTGGCGCATCTCCAAAATCCTAGACGACGAGGAACTGGTTGCACCGGATTCCTACATGAACCTAGAGTTTGCCAAGTCGAGGATGCAGATGGCATATCTGGAAGCAATGCAACAAGGCGTTGACCAGAAGAAACTTTCCTTAATGCAGATTTTTATAAGTCAGGCACAAGCACTGATTGATGAAGCAACCACGCCGATGACACCAGACTTGTCCATGCTCCAAGGCGCTCCGCCGGTTGATGAGGAACAGGCAGGACCGGCTGAGATGGTTACCGAGTCGCCACTAGAATTATCACCGGAGGTTGACACTGCACCTCCGCCAGAGACGTTACCAAGTTAGACGAACAGGAGATTTTTAACATGAAAAGAAGGATCTCCTATGACAGAAGAGCAAACCGAAACAGTAGAGGAACAGACTGAAACCGAAGAAGTAATTGATCACGAGGCACTCCAAGACCAGCGTCTAGAGGAAGAGTCTCAGAGGCAGATATCAACATGGTTAGAAGAAAAAGGAATCGAGGTATCCGATGATGTACAAGAAGAAAAACAAGAAGAAGTCCAAGAAGAAATAGCAGAACCGGAGCCTGAACCGGAACCGGTTGCAGCCGAAGAACCTGAGACGCCGGAACCAAAGCCGGAAGTCAGCAAGAAGTTTCTAGAGGTTGCCAAACGAGAACGAGAACTATTCCGGAAACAGCAAGAGGTAAAGCAAAACGATTCAAAGATCAAAAATTATGAGGAAGCAGTCAACGCAATCCAGCGAGGCGACCACGTCGGCGCACTTGAGAAGCTCGGCGGATCGTATGAAGCTGCCACCACTCAGGTACTCGGCAAGCAGCCTACAGATCCCAAGCAGGCGGACCTTGAAGCGAGGCTCAACCGGCTTGAGACCGAGAAGGCACAACTAGAGGCCAATCAGAAAGTCAATGCTTACACAAACCGGCTTAAAAACCTTGCTGAATCAGATGATAATTACGGCATTACTTCGTCTATGTGGGACGAAGCAAAGGACATTTTACTTGAAACATCGTCACAGTACGCAAAAGATACTGGCAAGCTTTTAGACGACCATACGCTCCTGGGCATGGTAGAAGACTACTACGCCAAGGAAGCAGAGAAACTACTTAGACATCCTCGCTTTCAGAGGAATCCGGCGCCAACCGTCGCCAACGAAGAGCCTACCTCACGGTCAGTCCAGAGAAAGAGATCAAGGACGTTAAGCACATCAGCTTCACGAGCATCGGTTCCTAGAAAACCGACTGAGCCGTTGACGCAAGATGAACGTCTAGAACGTGCTTTGTCCGTTTTCAGAACAAGGTCTCGTGAATAAACGAAACTTTCTTTTTCTGGAGTTTATTCACAATGGCAGAAGCCACCCCAGCAACCACGCTTACGGCGTGGGATGACGCACTAAAACAGTATTATATCGATAAGAAGCCGATGGATGTCGCTTATAGCGATCATCCGTTCCTTCAAATGGTCCCAAAAAATACTCGGTTCCGTGGAAAAAACATGCCGCTTCCGATTATTTATGCAAGGCCGCAAGGTAGATCAGCAACCTTTGCCACGGCGCAAAGCAATGCCACTTCCTCAAGTCTTGGAGAATTTCTCCTGACTCGTGTGAAAAACTACGCCGTCGTGACCGTCGACGGAG